CAAATCGTTCAATGTTCAGTAAGATAAGGATTAAGTTAAATGAGGCGAACATACAACTGGGATCTGAGAGAGGTGAAGCACCTGATGCAGAAGGTACTGGTCTTCGCTTTAGTCATCTTATGGCTATTGCTCCCAATGCTTCTTCTTCCATTCTCATGGGCAATACTAGTCCTTCTATTGAACCTTATCGTGCCAATGCTTATCGCCAAGATACTTTATCAGGTTCTCACTTAAACAAGAACCGTTACCTAGATGCAATCATCAAAGGAGTATGTGAAAATGACCCTAAAGTGGACTATAACGAAATCTGGAGCAGTATCATCGCTAACGATGGCTCCGTTCAGCATCTCACCTTCCTTGACGAACTACAACGTGATGTCTTTAAAACATCCATGGAAATTGACCAGCGATGGGTCATTGAGCATGCATCTGACCGACAAGAGTTTATTGACCAAGCACAATCAGTCAATGTTTTCTTTAGACCAGACGTCAACGTCAAGTATCTACATGCTGTCCACTTCCAAGCATGGAAGCAGAAACTCAAGACCATGTATTATTGCAGATCTGAAAAGATTGGTAAAGCAGATAAAGTCTCTAAGAGAATTGAAAGAGAAGTTATCCAAGAGATCGACTTGAAAGCATTGGCAGAAGGTCAAGACTGTTTGGCATGCGAGGGTTAATATGAAATTTGATGAGAGTTCTAAACAAAAGATTAATGAAGCAATAACCAACGAGGCTTGGTTATACATGGAGGAAGAAGTTTCCGTACCTTTTGGTTGGGAAATTCCTATCTTCTACCTAGACTACTGTGCTGTATATGAACTAGGTGCGCCAACTGGAATTTTGTCATTCACTTTACCGAAAGCAGAATCTATACATGAGATTAACTCTTTCATTGAAGGGTTTGAAGAGTTTCTTCGTGATAAGATTTCCTCTACGCAGTTGTTGGTTTATCTATCAAGAACTGGCACTGGGCATACATCAGAAGGTGATGACATCTTTTTACTACAGTCTGAGGGTTGCACTGGTTTAACTGTGTTTGAAGGTGATACTAAATTAAAGAAAGAGTTGAGGAAGGGTGACATGGTTTATATTCCTTCCCGATATAAGTTCGAACTGCAACCACTAACACCAAGCTGTACGGTTGCCTTTACATTGGAGAAAAATAATGATTGAGAAAGAGATTATCGTAAAAGAATTGATTCCTTCACTTGGTGCAGATTATGGCACAGAAGACTATGAGTATGCAGATGTTAAGTATAAGTTTATGGTGATTGATGTTGACAATGAGGTAGTAGGAATCTCTCAGATTAAAATTCTGGAAACACCAGACGAAGAAGAAAAAGAATATCAAGAAGTTGCAACATTACACATGCACAAAGATGCATTCAAAGTGTTCCTCGACTTACTTAAAGAGAAAAAACAAAATGGTTAAAAAAGAAAAACTAAAATTAACAGACGAACGCAGTTCGTTTAAACCTTTTCATTATCCATGGGCTTATGAAGCATGGCTAAAGCATGAGCAGTCACATTGGATGCACACCGAAGTGCCGATGGCTGAAGACGTTAAGGACTGGAAGAACAAACTGACTCCAAGTCAGAAACACTTTCTAACTAACATCTTCCGCTTCTTTACACAAGGCGACATTGACGTTGCTGGTGGTTATGTGACCAACTACTTACCACACTTCAAACAACCAGAAGTGCGTATGATGTTGTTGGGTTTCGCAGCACGTGAAGCATTGCATATTGCAGCATACAGTCACCTGATTGAAACTGTTGGTATGCCAGACAGCACCTATGCTGAGTTTCTTGAGTATGCAGAAATGCGTGAAAAGCATGACTACTTTATGGATCTATCTCTCAAGGATGGAACCACTGAATCAGTTGCAACTAACATCGCAGCATTCTCTGCCTTTACTGAAGGTATGCAGTTATTCTCATCATTCATTATGTTGTTGAACATGCCACGTCATGGCATGATGAAGGGTATGGGGCAGATCGTTACTTGGTCTATCGTTGACGAAACTCAACATGCCGAGAACATGATCAAGCTGTTCCGTACTTATATTGAAGAGAATAAGGAAATTTGGAATGATGAACTTAAAGGAAAGATCTACACAATCGCTGAGCGCATGGTTGAACTCGAAGACAAATTTATCGATCTTGCTTTTAGTATGGGTGACATGCCAGATCTTACTCCTGAAGATGTTAAGCGTTATATTCGCTATATTGCTGATCGTAGGCTTATATCCCTTGGTCTTAAGGGAATTTTTAAAGTTAAACGCAATCCACTACCATGGGTAGAGGAAATGATTAATGCCCCGACTCATGGCAACTTCTTTGAGAACCGTGTAACCGATTATGCCAAAGGTGCACTAAAGGGTGACTGGCAGGACGTATGGGGGAAAGCAGCATAATGTCTACTACAAAAGCATTTGAATGCGAGGACTGTGGCGCAATAGGTAATATTAAGTTAAAGGGTGATGAGTACAAACATCAGGACGTAGTGTTCTGTCCAGTTTGTGGTCATGATATTTTTGAAGAGGAAGACATAGATGAAGATTCTTAAATTTCAAGCTACATGGTGTGGACCATGTAAAGCAATGACAATGGTTGTTGCTGGCGCAGGTGATAAACTAAAGGTGCCAGTCCAAGAGATTGATATCGAGCAAGATGAGGCAGTTGCCATTCGTTACGGTATTCGTGGTGTTCCTACCATGGTATTGCTTGACGCAGCTGGTAATGAACTCAAACGCAAAGTCGGCACCATGAACGAGCAAGAACTTCTGGAATTCGCTGCGTAAGGGTTTGATAAATAGTCCATTATGTGGACTTATCAAGATCAAATCGTAGAAGAATTACCAGAAGACTGTGTGGGGTTTGTGTATAACATCACAAACCTCATTTCAGGTAGGCAGTACATCGGTAAGAAATTATCGAAGTTCTCAAAGACCAGTTACAAGACTGTGACTTTGAAAAATGGAACAAAGAAGAAAAAGAAGATTAGATCAAAAATTGATTCTGATTGGATGACTTACTATGGTTCTAGTATTGAACTGAATAAGGATGTAGAATCACTCGGGAAGGATAGTTTCAAACGTGAGATTCTATACTATTGTAACTCGAAGGCTCTGTGTTCATACATAGAAGCCAGAGAACAATTTACAAGAAAGGTACTGGAGACAGATGATTACTATAATGGACAAATATCCGTTAGGGTTCATGGATCTCACATAAAAAATAAATTATGATGACATACTTACTGTTAGGAACAGCGTTAACCTTATCTGCCATCGCAGCTTACTATGCAGTAGCTGGTCTGGTGGCAATTTTCGCTGCGTCTGCCATTCCCATTATGATCATGGGTGGTACGCTGGAAGCATCAAAACTTGTTGTAGCTTCATGGTTATATAAAAATTGGAAAGAGATTCCAGTTTTGATGAAGACCTACTTCACTACAGCATTGATCATTTTAATGCTACTCACAAGTATGGGTATCTTTGGCTATCTGTCGAAGGCTCACTTGGATCAGGCAATCCCATCTGGAGATGTTGCCTCTAAACTGAATTTAATAGATGAGAAAATCAAAACACAAAAAGATAACGTTGACACGTCACGCAAAGCCATCCAACAAATGGATGCTCAAGTCGATCAAACTCTTTCAAGAAGCGATGATACCAAAGGTGCTGAACGTGCCGTTGTTATCCGTAGACAGCAACAAAGAGAGCGAGCCATCCTCTTATCAGAAATCGGAACTGCCCAAAAAGAGATCGCCAAGCTAAACGAAGAACGTGCTCCCATTGCAGCTGAAGTCCGTAAGGTTGAGGCTGAGGTTGGACCAATCAAGTATATCGCAGCATTACTGTATGATGACAAGACTGATGACGATATGTTGGAGAAAGCAGTCCGTATTGTCATCATTATGATTGTGTTGGTATTTGATCCATTGGCTGTTCTATTGTTAATCGCATACAATCGTGAAGTGCGAATGGAAGAACTAAGGAATCAACCACCAGATATCAATATCGGATCTATCCCAAAGGTTAAGTCTTACATTAGTCCCAGAACACATGTTGTAGTTCCACCTCCACCAACATCGGAACCAGCGGTAGATTTAACCCAGTTTGCGGAAGTTACCGTACCAGAACCACATGTAACTACTTGGACTTCTACTACCACTACAACGTATGAAGAACCAAAGGATGAACCCAAAGAACAGTGGTCGCCAGAGCTATTTAATCGTACCCAAACCCCTCCTGAAACGGCATCTTTCCTAAATAAAGTGCAGGACATTGTTTCCACACCAAATACTACACAAGAAACAAGTTCAAAGGAATCTGAAGTGAGTGAAGAATTCACTATTTCTTCTGATGTTAAAGAGATCGTTAAATCTCCAAGGCATGGAAGACCTGAAAGGTTTAAGTAATTTGAGTTGATAGATGGCAATCTTCCTTTGTTATTCATAGCTATGAGGCAACCCATAAAAAGAATAACAAAGGGGAACTATGGATCCGTTAACCCTCTTTGCGTTAGCCAACGGTGCAGTTTCTGCTGTTAAAGCTGGTTGTAAGTTATACAAAGATATCAAGGGTGCTGCGGGTGATGTTAAGGATGTCCTTAAAGATCTGGATAATCAGTTTAATAAACTACATCCACCAGATAAACCTGCCACTGTTGAGCAACGCAATCAATACATTCGTGAAAAGAATGAGGTAATAACCTTAAACAAGAAAGCCAACTCTAATGAGCATACTGGCATTTATGCAGAGATCGGCAATCACTTAGGTACGTATTATGATAACTTCTACAAATGCATGGCTGTGTTTGATGAAGAAGAAAGACGTGCTAAGAATGAAATATATACTGGCGACTCATCGCTAGGTAAACGTGCGTTACAACGTGTTCTGATGCGTAAGCAGCTAGAACAAATGAGTAAAGAGTTACGTGAATTGATGGTATACCAATGCCCAGCTGAACTTGGTGCTCTTTATACAGAAGTTGAAGACATGATGAAACAGATGGGTAAGGAGCAAAGTGTTCTTATCGCCAAACAAATGCAGAGAAACGCTGCAGATGAAAGACGTAGAGCAGCAAGAAAAAGACAAATGACTGAACAAGCTATGTGGGGTGTTGGTGTCATGATTTGCGTTTTCGCTTTCTTTTTCATGATGATGTTAGTGGCAAAATCTCGTCAAGAAATGTATCCTCAATATGGCAATGAGTTTTTCCCAAAGACAGAAGAAGAACGAAGAAGAGAAGCGTTACCTCAGGTATATGTAGGTAGATAAAGAAAGAACAAAAAAATATGAAAACAATAGCATTGTTACTTTTTAGTGTTTCGTTGTCAGTACATTCTCAAGTGCAACCATTTAATTACAACTATCCAGTGAGATGCGGTGCAGTCGCTCCACTGATAGAATTCCTTTCTAAACAACAAAAGGAAGTATTGACCTGGACAGGTTTAGATATTGTAGATGGTTCATTATATTCTCTATGGGAAGACGCAGAGGGTAACTGGACATTATTAAAGAAGAACACGGAAATAGCTTGTGTTTTAGGTGTTGGGACAAAACCAAAGATTATATAAAAATAATAAAAAGGGAATCTTATGGCAGAAGAAAAACCATTGTCACGTAGCGAACGTGAAGCGCAAATTAAAGACAAAGCAGGTTTCGTTATCGTTATCATGGCTTTGTTCCTAGCTGGTAACACATACCTAGTGAATAACTTTAGCGGTATTGCACAAACCAAGCTGCTACAAGCATCTAACACTTATGGCTTTTACCAATCTAAGTCTATCAAGCAATCTATTGCTGAGGGGCAACTAGAAGAAGCTAAGGCTAAGAGGCAGCATGAACGTGCAGCCAAAC